GGCGTTTTAGAAAACATCCAGCGCCACTGCTTTTTTACGCGCCCCTCGATATGTATATACTCGCGACGGCGGTGCAACTTGCCCTGCTCCCACATGCGCTTGAGGTAGCACGCGGCCCGCGGCACGCTCTCATCGAGCATGGCGGCGGCCTCAGTGGCGCTAAATACTAGCTCATCGTCCAACATATCCATGAGGCGATTTATGTCTCGCACGACGCGCTCAGCGCGCTCCTCAGCCTCCACTCCGGCCTTGCGGTGCGTCTCCTTGTATGACCGCCTCTCCGCCACTGGGAGAGGCCCACGTTTATCCGGCTGCTCCATGTGCATGCGCTTCTCAAACTCGAGCATGTCGTGGCCCAGCTTGATCTCACGCGCCACCTTGATGTCTGTCACGCCCTTTAGCTTCTGGACCAGCTTCTGGTGCGGCGTCAAAGCTCTGGATCCTTTAAAGCTCGCCTCAACGCCTCGAGCAACGACGATAGCTCCTCCGCTGTCTGCTGGACGTATGGCTGGCCGCGCAACTTGCTTCGCTCCATCAGGACCGACGTCACCCGCTCGATCCGGCTCAATAATCTGTCGACTTTTGTGTCCACGACCCCCACTCCTTTTTACTACGTCAATGTTAAATTCTCTGACTGCATTATGCACAGTCGATGCCGAAATATTCAGATATCGAGCGATCTCGATATTGCACAGCCCGAACTCCGCACACTCTCTGATGCGCCGCACCATTTCACGTCGATCATACGGGCTCGGCATCTTCGTCCTCCTCATCTTCGGGCGGGTCAACTTCACCCAGCCCGCCGCAATGTTCGCAAAGCACAGTTTCGATAACTGGCTCCCCGATGTCTCGGGTTGCTGACTGCATCAGGAAGCTGGTTTCCTCCAGAGTGCCCTCCCCATGGCACTCTGGGCACGCCAGCCGCTTCGGGTCCGTCCAGATCCATTCGTCCATCATGTGGCGCACTCCGCGGCGCAGGCGGCGTATCCGGCGGCGTCGATATAGTTGTCGCCGTGTTTTGGGTTCGACTTGGCTCTAGCGGCCTTCAGTAGAACCATCATGATGCCCACTTGAGATGGGGATATCTCACGCCCAAGAAATTCGCCCCAGAATGCGGCGATGGTCATGAAGTTGTCCTCCATGTCGCCGTGATCTTCTGCGCGATCTTTGGTGACGTATTCCTTGGCGGTATCCAAGACTTCCGCGCGTGTCAGTTTAGTCATGTGTGGTCTCCCAGTGTGTTGGACGCGCCTTGGGGCGCATTGGCTCTTCAACATTAGCGGTCACTGTGCAGGCGATCAACAGCCCGCACAGTGATGTCCAAGCGATCAGGATCGCCCAGTCTTGTTTCGTCGGCATCACTTGAGCAGCCGCCGCACGTCGGTGCACCAGACCGTCTGAGACGCCTTGGACTGGCCGCTTGTCTTGAAAACCTTAGCGCAGGAAATGTCACCGCTGATGAACATATTGTTGAGCACAGTCCCGGCGTCGCTATTCTCAACACCAGCAACAGCCGCCAGCTCGGACGCGATAAATGGTTCGCCACTCATTTCCGGCACAGCGGCGCGGACGATGTCAGACACTGTAAGCTCGGGCAGGGCGTCATCTTCCACCTCGTCCTCCTCGACTTGTTCTTCAAACAGGTCGCGCAGTGGAGAAAATACACTTTCATCTTCGGAGGCGCTGCTGGCGTCCAGATCGGCCGCCTCTGCAAACGTGATAAACCACGGCGTCTGACCGGATCTGTCGTGGCGGTTTTCAACGACGCCGGCGCGATACTTGCGGCCGACCTCGAGGTTGGCTGCTGACACGACCGAGTTAGGCACATATGCCTGCTCGAATGTATCAGTCAAAACGGCGAATGCGTGGTAGTCGCCGGTAAAAGTTATTGTGATTTCTTTGAGCATAATGCTCTCCTTCTGAGTTTGTGGGGGCGCGTGGCCCCGGTTGGTTATGCGATAGCCGCGGCCAGAGCGTGCTGGACTGCGAGTTTGTGGATTGTGTTGCCAAGGCGTGTTGTCCTACATACGTCGTGGCCGTCGCGAACTCGAAAGACTTGAGCTGTAGCTGACCCGCTGTCTCCGACTGTTGCGTTTACGCGATACAGACCACCGCGATTGCTTTCGCAATCAAATGTAAATTTTGTGGCAGTGTCAAAGGCGTTGCGGCCTGTAGTTTCTGCGGGGGTGAAGCTGTATGATGTCATTTCCGTGTTCCTTTGTTTCTGTCTATATTGTTAACATAGGGGTAACAGCACACCCTTGCAAGTGCTAAATGTTCACATAATCGAAAAAATGTTATAGGGTGCCAGAGTGACATTTATGGAGGATCACATGCTGGACGATCAAACCAAAGAGCTGGTGCGCAATCTTAATAACCCGCACCGGGTCGTAAACATCATGGCGCTGTTCAAATTTTGCGAGCAGGCGGCGACCATCATCCAAGACCAAGCGGCCGAGCTGCACCGCGCAGCCGCAGACGCGCTTGAGGCGCAGCCTAAGAAGACTGCGCCCAAGAAAACTGCAAAGAAGTAGTGGTTAGCGGGGTATGCTGAGCAGGCCACCTGTTTGGCGTGCCCCAGACTTCAAGGTGTCCAAGAGCATCTGAGTTGCCGCGCTGTTTTGCGTTGGCATCAGCAAATTTTGCACAGGACGTGACCGAAGGGTCTGCCTACCAGCGGCCGGCAAGGCGGCGCCTGCGGCCATACCTAGAGGCACAGCGAGCATAGGATCCATTCCGGTCTGAGTTGCTGCGTAAGCACCACCACCAGCGCCTAAAAGTCCGCCACCGCCTGTCATCGTCCTACGGCCACCAGCTTGCACGGCCGGCATGGAGCTCACAACTTCCTCCGCAGCACGACCAAGATTTGCCAACTCTGACCCAGTACCCAGAATGTACTGGTTGCCTTCTCTGTTGCGCAGCGCACCCGCCAACATGGCTGGAGAGATATAGCCGCCGGCGCTGTCTGACCCTCTCGTCTTGAGGGCGCGCATTGCGGTCAAATAGCTCCGGTACTGGTCGCGGGCCTGCATTAGCTCCGGAACCAGCTTCGGCTGAGAGCGGCGGACACTTTCAATCATAAAGTCGTCAATCACGCCATTCATCAGGAATGCGCTTTCATAGACCAGAGGGTCGTCAGTTCCGTTCATCACCTTGCGGAGACGAGACCGCATGTTTTGGATTTTCTTATTTGATATAGGCTTCCCGGCTGCGGCTGCGCTGAGGATTTCGTCATTCACGTCCACTAAAAACGGCGGGACGTCTCCCGTTGCCGAGGTTCCAAGGTGGTCCTCGATAACTTTATTAGCGCGCACGGCCGTTTCGGTCGACGGCACGTCGTCGATGACGTTGTCCGCTCTGTCGAAAACTTTTCCAAGGCGATCCTTGACGTCTCGCATAGCCGCTGGAGTTGCCAAGGCGCTATCCGACCCCATAGTCTTCATGGTGGCCGTCGTTAAGGTGCGCTTAGTTTCAAGAGGCACCTCCATGCTTCCCTCAAGAGCCATGAGGCGAGGGGATCCGGATTTTAGGCCAGTAGTCATGGAGACATCAGCGTCTTCGAGTGTCCGCACCGCCTCGCCTCGAGCTGTACCCGGCTGCGTCAGACGAGCCTCTGGCCCCAACACTGCACGCTGCGTGCCCTGACGCAGTGCGCTCGTTGCAAACGGCGTTCCGAGTGCCGCGGCCAGTCTAGCTGGACCCTCCATCTCGGTTCCCTTAGTCATCTGACCGGCGGTTTCGCTTGCCAGTGCTGGAAGCACTACTGAACGTGCAGCGCGAAGCGGCCCGCCATATGGCATAGCCAAGGCGCCGCCCACAAACTCTCCGGTCGTCTTGGCATACTCGCCCTCGGTTGTCTGTGGCTCGTATTCAGTAAATCCGCCAGTCATTCTCGAGACGAGCGGGAGTATTTGCGGGTCGAGGTTCATCTCTGGCGCGTCTTCCATGCCGCCGAACAGCATGCGTGACAGCATAGACGGACCCTCTTGGATTAGCGTAGCGCCCTGACCCAGCATATCAACGGTTTTAGCGAAGCCACTTAGACCGCCAGACGCACCGGACTTAACAACGTCCTCAGTCTTGCTCGGCTTTGCCTTCTGCTCCTCCGCAAAATACATATCCATGAGGCGGTCTCTGTCTGCGGTTCGTCCGTCGGCCTCGGCTTGCCGTGCTAATTCAAGTAGCTCTTGCAGGTCCATTAACCTCTCCCCTCACGCATTCGCTTCAAAAATTCTGCGTCGGTTTCACCCTCACGCTGAGTTGCTGACGGCTGAGAGGATCCACCGGCCCAAGATGGCCTCTCCTCAAGCCCTAAGAATGCAGTAATTCTAGCTGCGTCCTCGTCGTTAGCGCCTCTATACAAGTCAGAGATAAGTGTTCGATAATGCCCTTGGACCTTACCGAGCTGAGTTTTTACGGTTGCAGGGTCTGTTGCTAGATCAACTTTGGCCAGCTCTGTTTTAAGTAAATTAAGCTCTTCTTGGTTCAAAGCCCCCATTGTGGCTCCCGTAGCTTTTAATGCTTTGAGGCTATCAAGGGCCAAGGATGACACGACGCTGTCAACCAGCGCTTGCGTCTTCCCTGCGGATGACATTGGGATGCCCCTAGTCAACCACGCCCACGTCCCGGTCGTCAGTGTTGGATCATCGTCAATCATTGAGATAATGCTGTCTATGTCTCGCAGTGTGGATACTGCTGACCGTCCACGACCCTCTTTACCCATCTCTGCCTGCATCTGATCTTGCAGCGCCTTAATGCGCACCGCTATTCCCGGCGCCAAGTTGGGGTTTGCCACGGCCAAGCGAGACAGTCGCTCGATCTGCGCCTGTATGTCTCCAGCCGCGGCTTCGCCCGGTCCCATGATAGAAGTTAGCGCTTCTTGCTGCGCCTGCGCCGCCTGCGCCTTGCGCCCCATATCTATCTGGTCGTTGATCGCCTTGAGGGTGCTACTGAATGCGCTGCCCTCTTTGCCCTGCAACGCAAACCCGGCGTCTTTGATGGCGCCAAACGCCAACATCATGCGCTGCTGACGGTTTAAATTGCTGAATTGGTCCGTGGCCTCCTGCGGCCCGAAGAGCATGTCGCCCAACCCGCCTGACTTTGGAGCGGTCAACTGCTCCTGAGTTACCGCAGCCGCCGCTGGCACAGCGTTCATAGCTCCCGCCACGGCCGCTGGGTCCATAGAGCCGGCGTTTAGTGCGGCAGCCTGCGGATCGAGAGTGGTCGCCATGCCCTCTGCGACCTGAGCAGCGGAAACTGGATCTGGAAGCGCTCCGGGATCGACGTCGTCTTGTATGCCAAGCCTTATGCGCATGTCGTCGGTCGGAGGGTATCCCACCGTCAAGCCTGTGACATCCACGCCCTGACGGGCAAGCTCGTCGATGCCGAATTGTGTTAAACCACTTTCCATGTTCTAGCCCTCATACCCGATGCTCTTGCGCTTCGCGTCCATGAATGGACGTATAACCGCTTTCAAGAATGGCGCCTTGCGAATAACCGCGGCCACGCGCTCCCCGTGTTTCAAGTATGCGTTGCGGAACCATGCAGGCGCCCAGTCAAACAGCCACTCGCGGAACTCAAGCCACTTAGGATCGCTGGCACCATACACCTCGCGAGCCACCCAGCATCCGGGGCCATAACCCATAGCGCCGAGCCCCTGACCAAACGAGCCAAGTGCCGATAGCGCATACCCTGCGCCGCCTTGGTCTTTAGTGCCCATAGATGTGCCGGACACGTTGGTCGTCCCGAAGCCCGCCGGTATCGCCGCGGCGGTGCCAGTGAGTGCGCCAAATTGCGACAGCGGAAACTGCAATCCCGCCAAATATTGCTCGTATGCCGCGTCCAGCTCCGCCTGCTGCGGCGCTCTCTCTGCCGAGCCTGCTGTGAGCTGAGCCCCGAGGCCAGCGAGCTGAGACTGCAAGCCTGCACCGGCGGTCGATGCCATCTGACCCGCTGCCTGCATGCGAAGAGCGTCTTCCGCTGCTGCACGCTGCGTGCCGTACTGCAAGCCCTGCTGCTGCAATCCCGCCAAAGTCTGGCCCATGCGGGCGTCGTATTCGCCTGCGCGCTCGCCTTGAAACACGTCTCGTCGGGTGTTGCCGAATGCGCCGGCGCCAGTGATCTGGCCCTGCTCTGCGACGATGTCCTTGCCGCGCTGCCGCTCCATTGCGGCCAGCGTCGGGTCGATGACGCCCTGAGTAAACTGGTTTTGGTACTGCGCGATCTGCGCCGCCTGATCTTGCGGTGTGCGACCAGCGAGGCCAGCGTAAACGTCGCCGGCGGCGCCGTAAGCGTCAGCGCCAGTATCGAGCCCGCCATAACCCTGTATTGCTCCACGCTCCAAGTCGGTCATCCCGGCCACACGCTGACCCTCATATGGCGTGAACTCGGCAGTGCCGATCTCGGTGCCCTTAGGGATTACGACGTTCCGCAGGAAGTCTTCTTGGAACTGAGGCATCGTCGCCTCGGTGGTGTTGTCGATGATTTCCGTGGTCTTGGTTGTGCTGCCCATCTTATAGCTCCATCTCGAAGTGCACATATTTCTTCTTAAAGAAGCCGCACTTGTCTAAATATTTCTCAAACCCGAGGCGGCCGTCCGCCTCAATCCCGCTCAGCTCGGCTTTTCGCGCTAACTCCACAATAGCCTCCAGAGCCTCTTGCATCCACTCATTAATTCGAGAGCCACCCAAGTGCTCAATAAATAGAGTTTGACGCATGGGATGCTGCATGACCGCAGTGCTGAACGCAGCGACAGGCTCACCCGCAATATAAACGATCCACATAACGGACCGTCTTTCTCGAAAGTTTGCCAAAACGCGCTCCACAGGGACATTTCTCTCGTCTCTTTCTATACTGGCGGCCAGAAACGGCATGCCGATCTCAATTCCGTGGTCGATGTCCTCTGCAACGGCAGGAATGACCTCAACATTGTCTTGATGCAACTTTACCACGTTATCCATATTTACGCCAGCCTCACCCATGTAACCTCGTGATCGACAGAGTTGACGACGGAATGCCGGGAACTGGCGACGCCGCCGCCGTGTGGTTCAAAAACCCCTGAGTGCTGTCCACCATGAAATTGACCTCAAGATAGTCGCCGGCGCTCACTTCAAAAATTTGTGTGCGCGACACCACGAGCGTTGCGTTGTTCTGGTGTAGCGCAGTGGTCATCGCCCCATTAGTGGCTGCAATTCCATTCACGCTGGGCCAAAAATAGAAGTGAACTGTGCTGCTCGATGTGGATGAGATCTGCGCTGAGAATGACAAGACGTATTCTCCGCCCTCCTCGAATACGATCCGCGACGCAGGAGTGCCCTGAGTGATACCCTCGTTGCCGACGGGCGCGTCATAGGTCAACTTATATGCAGTGTTTGCTGAGGCCGCAGTGACGTCCGCCGTCTTAATAAAATTTGCGTGACCATCTTCCAGCACAATCTGACGCCACTCGCCATTTTTAGACACGACA